CATCGGCAGCGGCATCCAGCTGCAGGCGGTGACCGACAAGGCAAAACTGAATGAGCAGCTGGAAGACCTCTGGAAAAAATGGTGCAAGGCAAGGAACTGCGACGTCACCGGGACGCAGAGCCTGAACCAGATGCTCCGGATGGCCGTGGACCGTAAGAAGATCGACGGCGGCGTCCTGTTCGTGAAGGTCTATACATCGGGCGGCCTGATCCCGTTCAAGCTTCAGATGATCGAGGTGGACGAGCTGGACTGCTCCCATTCCTACATGGGCGACAAGAAGAACCGGGTGCTGGGTGGCATCGAATACAACGAATACAACCGTCCGATCGGTTACTGGATCAAGCAGTACGATATCAACGGCAGCACGCTGGCGGAGCCGCGATATGTAAAGGCGGATGACGTGATCTTCTACTACACAAAGCACCGGCCCTCACAGATCCGTGAGATATCCGATATGTCGCAGACCCTGACGCGGATCCGCGACGCTAACGAATTCATGACGGCAGTTTCCGTCAAGGAACGCATCGAGGCTTGCCTTTCCGTTTTCATAAAAAAGGTGCTGCCGACGCAGGGGCTGGGCTATGGGCGATCCAGTACGCCGACCGACGGGCCGCGTTCCAGCTATGAGGGCAAGATGCTCACGCCGGGCATGATCCAGGAGCTGAACAGCGGGGACGAGATCCAGGTTGTCAACCCTTCAGGCCAGTCCGCCGACGCCACGAATTATATCAAGCTGCAGCAGCGTCTGATCGGGGCCGGCCAGGGCGTAAGCTATGAGTCTGTGAGCCGGGACATGAGCCAGACGAATTATTCCTCGGCGCGGCAGGGCGCGATTGAGGATGAGCTGACGTTCGTGGAGGAGGAAGAGCAGATCCTGACTATCCTAGATGAGATATACGAGACTTTCGTGATCTCGTGCGTGCTCTCGGGCGCGGTCAGCGTCCGGAATTTCTGGGCTAACAAGGACGCGTATTTCCGTCACGAGTGGATCAAGCAGCCGAAGAAATGGATCGACCCGGTCAAGGAGTCCTCCGCGACCAAGACGGCCATGAATACAGGCCAGAAGACTTATAAACAGATCGCTGCCGAGGGCGGCAGGGATTGGCGGCGTCAGATCGACGACATGGCTGAGGTGCTGGAATATGCGAAGGGGAAAGGGATTGATCTGGGAGGCGTGATGTTCGATGGCAAACTGCAGGCAGAAAAAGAAGAACCGGAAGAAGCTCCGGTTCCTGAAGGAGATGGAGAGGGAGATGAGGACAATGATGGAAAGAAGCCTTCCGCTGATGCGGGCGCAGACGCAGGAGAAGAATAAGGGCTTCCGGGAGCTGTGCGGCCAGATCCGGGCAGCCGAGGGCGAGGGAAAAGAACGGACATTTGTTTTGAGTTTCTCAAGCGAGGAACCGTATGGACGGTGGTTCGGGACTGAAATCCTCGACCATACGGAGGGCTGCGTCGATCTGTCCCGCCTCAACGAGATCGGATGCGTTTTATACAACCATCAGCGGAACGCCGTGGTCGGCAAGATCGACCGGGCGTGGCTGGACAATAACCGGGGCTATGCGGAGATCACTTTCGATGATGATGCAGAGTCCGAGACCATCTACCAGAAGGTCAAGGGCGGGACGCTCAAGGGCGTGTCGGTCGGCTATATGGTGGATTCATGGGAGGAAGTTATGCCGGGGAAGACGTCGGCGGATGGCAGATTCACAGGACCATGCTCCATCGCACGGAAGTGGGCACCGTATGAGGTGAGCATTGTGTCTGTACCAGCGGACCCCACTGTGGGCGTTGGAAGGGAAATGTCCTGCGATGGCGCTGACTTAAGCGTCTACGAGCGGCAGCTTCAGATAAACAAAAACCTTTTAGGAGGAATCGAATCATGAATTTGAGAGAACTGATCGAGAGACAGAATCAGATTGTCGCGGCAGCCAGAGCGGCGGGCCGCAACATGACGGCAGAAGAAGTCTCTGAATTCGATAATCTTCAGAGACAGATCGATGCCATCCGCAACGCGTCCCCGGCAGGGGCTGGCGCTCCGGCAGCAGCCGGAACCGAGCCGACTGCGCCGGAAACCGGAACGAGGGGAGCACAGCCGGAGCATCACGGAACACCTGCACCGCAGGGCGCGGATAACGAGGCCACCCAGAGGGCGGTGGCGGCAGAAAGGGAGCGGATCCGTGAGATCACAGAGCTTTGCACCGAGTTCGGCCTGGAATCCAGACAGTATATCGACAATAACAGCTCCGTGGAGGCGGTACGTGCCGCCGTAATCGCGCATCTTCGGACTGAGCATGCTCCCGTCAGCGCACGCGGCGTCCAGGTTACCGATTCCGAGCAGGACAAGTTCCGCCGGGCAGCGACCGACGCGCTCCTGATGCGCTCGAACGTGGCCGTGGAGCATCCTGCGGACGGCGCAAGGGATCTCCGGGGGCTTTCCCTTAGAGACCTCGCCATCGAGTGCCTGACCCGCGAGGGCAGGAGCACGATGGATCTTCTCAGGATGGACAGGGATGCCCTGTACACTGAGCTTTGCAGGGAGTTCTACAATCCGACCGCCGCATTCCCGGCGATCATGGACGAGACGATCCGCAAGAGCATCGTTACCCTGTACAACGCAGTGCCGACGACCTTCCAGGCATGGACGACCGCCGGAACGCTGCCGGATTTCAAGCAGACCACCGACCATGAATACGTGTTCGGCGGCGACGGTGATTTCCTGCTCGTGCCGGAAAACGGCGAGCTGAAGCCGTCCATGCCGGAGACGAAGCTGCTTCCGCAGCGCAAGCTGGATACCTACGGGCGGCAGTTCTCCATGTCCCGTCAGGCGTTCATCAACGACGACATCGGGTTCCTGACCCAGATGCCGGGATGGTATGCGACCAAGGCCAAGAAGACCATCGACAAGCAGGTCTATACGCTGCTTTTCGACAACAAGAAGATCTTCGACAATAAGGCACTGTTCTGCACAGACCACAAGAACCTGGTTGCGACCGGATCCAAGCCCACACAGGCATCCATCCAGGAGATCATCCTTCAGATGCAGAGACAGGTTGACCAGTTCGGCGAGCCGATTTACATGACGCCGCAGTATCTGATCGTTCCGGTCGGCTATGAGTTTGACCTGGCAGTGATCATGAAGTCCGCACAGGTGGTCGGGAGCGCGAACAACGACATCAACCCGCTGTACAATTATCCGCTGACCATCATCCAGACACCGCTGCTCAACAGCATGGCCGGGACGAACGCGGCACCGTGGTTCCTCGTCGCGAACACGGCAAGCGCACGCGGCATTCAGGTGGACTATTTGAACGGGCAGCAGACGCCGACCGTCCGCAGGATGGAGCAGCCGGGCGTCCTGGGCTTCACCTGGGATATCTATCTCGACTGGGGCATTTCCGTCCGGGATTTCAGGGGCATCGCCAAGAATCCGGGCGTTGCGATTTCTTAAGGAGGTGTAAGGGATGGCTACAGCTAATTTTTACGGGAAAGGTGAGAACCTCGACTATGTGAACAGCGGCGAGAGCAAGATTGCCGCTGGCGACATCGTCCTGATCGGCAAGAGGCTGGCCGTGGCGGCCTGCGACATTGCCGCAGGGGCGGTCGGCGCGGTAATCGTGTCTGGCGTGTTCAAGCTGCCGAAGGCAGCGGAGGCGCTGACCATGGGCGCACTGGTGTACTGGGACGCGACGAACGCCTGCGTGACCGCGACATCGACCAGCAACACCCTCTGCGGCTTCTGCACGGAGGACGCCGCAAAAGACGACGCCACCGTGGCCGTGAAGATCAACGCATGAGCGCCTTTAAGGATATCCTCGCCAAAGACGTCCACGCCGTGTTCATGAACACGGACGAGTTTTCGGACACCCATAACATCAACGGCACGCTGATGGCGGCGCAGATCGACTCCAACGAGCAGATCGAGCGTGAGAAACGCATCAACCAGCACATGGACGGCGTCTGGAAGAACCAGAAGCTGCTCTATGTGGCCGCTGACGACTACGGCCCGCTGCCGAAGCAGGGCAGCGTGGTCACCCTGGACGGGAAAGTCATGCGGGTGGCCGATGCCATCGACGAGGGTGGCGTCTATTCAATCACGCTGGAGGCGAACAGGGCATGATCAAGGTCACTTATGAGGTGGACAAGGCCAGCCTGCAGAACGTCCAGAAGCGCCTGGGGAATATGCGGGACAAGGCTCCGACTGTGATCGCCAGAGGACTGAACCGGACAGCGATCACGGCGCGGAAAGAGCTGGCCTCCGGGATGCGCAGCGCATACACGGTAAAATCCGGAAGCGCAAAAAGCGAGATGCAGATCAGCAAGGCCTATCCGGGCAACCTGGAGGCGATCATCCGCTCCGCAGGAAGCCCGCTGCACATCCCGAAGTTCCACCACTCCGGGGCAAAGAGCGGTGCGAAGGCCGGGGTCAAGCAGGGCGGCCTTAAGCAGATCAACGTCAATGGCAACAAGGCATGGAAGGGCATGAACGGCCTGGTATGGGCCAGGACCGGAGCCAGCAGGCTCCCGATCAAAGCGCTCATGTCCAACTCAGTGCCAAAGATGATCGAGAAGGTCTATACGGACGGGGCCGGTGTCGGCGAGGCTTTACAGCCCACGATCGAGAGACGGCTCCAGGAAGAGATCGACCGCCAGATCAAATATCTTGTGGAGGGATAACGCATGGTAGTAGCAGAGCTTCAGAGGGACCTGATGGAAGAGGTCGGGAGGCTGATCAAGGACATCCGGACGAAAAACACGCAGGGCGAAGTGATAAGCGGCGCGACCGGCTACGAGCAGCGGCTTCCGCTCATCGCCGAGGACGACGAGGACGAATCGCTGTTATTCCCATACTACATCGTGCGTGTCACGCAGTGGAGCACAAA